AACGAGAATCCAGTCCCGATGCAAAAGAGAAAGAGGCTCGAAAAGCTGATGTGAAGAACAGACGAACAATGTCCGATGCTGATCTTAAAAAGCGTATTGAGCGTATGAGACTCGAAAAGGAATACAAAACCTTGGTCGATGAAGATACTGCACCGGGAAAGAGATATGTATCTGAAATTCTTTCGGCAGCAGGCAAGAAGACTCTCACTATTGCCGCAGCGGGCGCTTTGGCTTATGGTGTTAAAGCAGCAATGACCAAAGAGTTTGACCTCAAGGAAGCTGCGCAGTATATTGCCGCTAATCCGAACAAAAAGAAGTAAGGAGAACATAATATGGCATTATCTAACACTGCCGTCCCTAAATACTACGGCATGTTTCGTGATGCCGTAATTCGAGGGGAAATCCCGGTATGTAAAGAGATCTCGATGGAGATGAACCGCATCGATGATCTTATCGCTAATCCCGGCGTGTATTATGACGATCAAGCTGTCGAGGGATGGATTGCTTATTGCGAATCTGAACTCACTTTGACTGACGGTTCAGATCTCAGTTTGCTCGACACATTCAAGTTGTGGGGTGAACAAATCTTTGGTTGGTATTACTTTGTTGAAAGAAGTGTATATCGACCTAATCCTGATGGTCATGGCGGTCACTATGTTCGAAAGACTGTAAAGAAGAGACTCATCAACAAACAGTATTTAATCGTAGCCCGAGGTGCAGCGAAGTCTATGTATGCTTCCACACTTCAGGGCTATTTTCTTAATGTTGATACTTCGACTACTCATCAGATTACGACTGCACCGACCATGAAGCAGGCTGAGGAGGTTATGTCTCCTCTTCGTACTGCGATTACAAGATCCCGAGGACCGCTGTTTCAGTTTCTGACAGAAGGCTCGTTACAAAATACCACTGGCTCTAAGGCTAATCGTACAAAGTTGGCTTCCACTAAGAAGGGCGTTGAGAATTTCTTGACCGGTTCTTTATTGGAAGTTCGTCCAATGAGTATCAATAAGCTTCAGGGTTTACAGATTAAGGTTGCTACCGTAGACGAATGGCTTTCCGGTGACATTCGAGAAGATGTTATCGGTGCCATTGAGCAGGGTGCTTCTAAAGTGAATGACTACATCATTGTAGCTATCAGTTCGGAGGGTACTGTTCGTAACGGAAGCGGCGACACAATCAAAATGGAGTTGATGGACATCCTCAAGGGCGATTACATCAACCCTCATGTTTCTATCTGGTGGTATAAACTGGATTCCATCGACGAAGTAGGTAATCCTGAGATGTGGGTCAAGGCTAATCCTAATCTCGGCAAGACAGTAAGTTATGAAACTTATCAGTTGGATGTGGAAAGAGCTGAGAAAGCTCCGGCTGCTCGAAACGATATTCTTGCTAAGCGTTTTGGTTTGCCTATGGAGGGTTACACCTATTACTTCACTTATGAAGAAACCCTACCGCATCGAAAGAGAGACTATTGGCAAATGCCTTGTTCTCTTGGTGCAGACTTGTCGCAGGGTGATGACTTCTGCGCTTTTACTTTCCTATTTCCGTTATCCAACGGTTCTTTTGGCATTAAGACTCGAAATTACATAACCTCTACAACTTTGATGAAGCTGCCGGCTGCTATGAGGATCAAATACGATCAGTTCATGGCTGAAGGCAGTTTAATTGTTTTAGAGGGTGCCGTTCTTGACATGATGGATGTCTATGAAGATTTGGACAACCACATTAGTGAATGCGGCTATGATGTTCGCTGTCTGGGCTTTGACCCTTACAATGCAAAAGAGTTCGTTGCTCGATGGGAACAGGAAAACGGTCCGTTTGGAATCGAAAAAGTCATTCAGGGTGCTAAGACCGAATCGGTTCCGCTTGGCGAATTGAAGAAACTTTCGGAAGAAAGAATGCTTATTTTCGACGAGGACCTTATGACCTTTGCAATGGGTAACTGTATTACCCTTGAAGATACAAACGGAAACCGCAAATTACTCAAGAAGCGATATGAACAGAAAATCGATGCTGTCGCAGCTATGATGGATGCTTATATTGCTTACAAACTTAATCGTGATGCTTTTGAATAAGGAGGTGGTCAAATGGACGAGCTTAATCACCACGGCATTAAAGGAATGCATTGGGGTGTTCGTCGTTATCAGAACAAAGACGGTTCTTTGACCCCTGCTGGTCGGAAGCGTTTAGAGCAGAAAGATGCAAAGTGGGCACATAAGAATCACGACAAAATTGTATCTAAAGCTCGAAAAGATGTTTCTAAGGAACTTGATCGATATGCCGATCAACTCTTACGCGACCCGAATGCTGTGACTTCCAAAGGTAAGCTCAGCTCAGCGACTATCAATGCCTATAATCGTAAAATGGCAGAATTGATGAATCAGTCTACCAAGAACATTACCGCTCCATCCGGGCGAGTAGTTCAGTTTGTAGCTAAGCGTGGCGAAGTCGGCGTCCATATGGCGATTGCTGATAGAGGCTACGATATGGCTCAACTGAAGAATGGAATTTGGGCATCTGGTCGTGTTGCGTACAAAAAGAAAAACGTTGATATGGTGTAAAGGAGGTGACGATTCAAAATGGAAATGTCTTTTGGCTCCAGGCTGAAACATGCTTGGAATGCTTTTAATGGCAATGCCCAGATAAACTATCAGAATTTGGGTATGAGCTACGCCTATCGTGCAGATAGACCGCGTTTATCAAGAGGCAACGAAAGATCGATCGTCACTTCGGTTTATAACCGTATTGCACTTGATGTGGCTGCTCTTAAAATCCAGCATGTTCGATTGGATGAAAATGAGCGATTCATTTCCGTTATTCAAGACGGTTTGAATAATTGCCTTACTGTTGAGGCTAATGTCGATCAAACAGCCCGTGCCTTTATTCAGGATGTAGTTATTTCTATGTTTGATGAAGGCAGTGTAGCTATCGTTCCAGTTGATACTACGACAAATCCCAATATTACTGGCTCTTACGATATTCAATCCATGAGAGTCGGTCAGATCTTAGATTGGTATCCGATGCATGTTCGTGTCCGTGTCTACAATGAACTCACAGGCAAGAAAGAAGACATCGTATTGCCAAAGAGTACAGTTGCGATTATTGAAAATCCTCTGTACGCAGTTATCAATGAGCCCAACTCCACCATGCAGAGGCTCATTCGTAAACTTAACCTACTCGACGTCATTGATGAGCAGAGTGGCTCCGGAAAACTCGACTTGATTATCCAGTTGCCATATGTCATCAAGACGGAAGCAAGGCGTCAACAAGCCGAAAATAGGCGTAAAGATATCGAAGGCCAGTTGTCCGGTTCCAAATACGGTATTGCGTATACCGATGGTACCGAAAGAATCACACAGTTGAATCGTTCTGTCAATAACAACCTGATGACCCAGATTGAATACTTAACGAGTATGCTATACAGCCAGTTGGGAATCACTCAGAGCATTTTGGATGGTACGGCAGACGAGAAAACTATGCTGAACTACAATAACCGAACTATCGAGCCTATTGTTTCTGCTATTGTTGATGAAATGAAACGAAAGTTTCTAACCAAAACTGCCAGATCACAACTCCAGTCGATTTCGTTCTTTAGAGACCCATTCAAACTTGTACCGGTAAACGATATCGCTGAAATTGCTGATAAGTTCACTCGAAATGAGATTATGACTTCGAATGAAATCAGGCAGGTTGTCGGCATGAGACCTTCGGATGATCCGAAGGCTGATGAACTCAGGAATAAAAACTTGAGTGCGCCGAGCGAATCAACTTCGGAAACTCCAGTTGCCTCAGAAGAGATGGTGGATGAACCGAAGTAATTTCTTTTGGGTGAAAAGGGTCTCTAAACAATTTCGAAGCAAGGAGGAAATTCAAAATGGAAAAAGCATTCCAGGTTGAAGCTTGTGATTTCAGCGGCTGGGCTACCAGAAATGACCTTAAGTGCTCTGATGGCAGAGTTATTCGCCATAACGCATTTAAGGAAAACGACGGTATTCAGGTCCCGCTGGTTTGGAATCACCAGCACAACGATCCTCGCAATGTTCTTGGCCATGCTTGGCTTGAGAATCGTGAGGAAGGCGTGTATACCTATGGCTTCTTCAATGACACTGAATCTGGTGAAATTGGTAAAGCTCTGGTTAAACACGGCGACATTAAAGCGCTGTCTATTTATGCAAACCAGCTCAGACAGAATGGTTTCGATGTTATTCACGGTTGCATCTGTGAAGTGAGTCTGGTACATAAAGGCGCAAATCCCGGTGCTTTCATCGACTCTATGCTCGCTCATGGCGAGAATTCTGACGAGGAAGCGATCATTTATACTGGTCTGCCTTTGGTTCTTGCTCATGCGGATACCAATTCCGAAGATGACAAGAAGGATGAACCTGAAGATAAGAAAGATGGCGACGATGAAACTATCGCTGACATCATTGGCACCATGAATGAAAAGCAGCAGAATGCTATGTATTACATGGTAACTAAGGCTTTGGAAGGTAAGTCCGAAGGCGAGTCTGGTGAAGGCTCCGAAGATCCCGATAATAAATCTGAATCCAATAAGGAGGAAACAATCATGAAACATAATGTTTTTGACACCGATAAGCAGAACGATAAGAATGTTCTGTCCCATGCGGCTCAGGGTGAGATTCTTAAGTTGGCTAAGTCCAATGGCGTTGGTTCTCTTCAAGCAGCTATGAAAATTTATGCAGAGGAACACGATTTGCAGCACGCTGATATTAGCGGCTTTGTTCAGACTGGTGATGGCAATGTCACTACTCTGTTCCCTGACTATGTGGAGGCTCATCCTAGTCGCACTCCTGAACTTATTACAAATGATATGGGCTGGGTTGATGCTATCATGGCTAAGACTCAGAAGATTCCTCATGGCCGTGTCCGTACTTCCCATGTTGATATCCGTAATATCGATGCTCTTACCGCTAAGGGTTATAAGAAGGGCAACGAAAAGAAGATTACAGGTAACTATTCTCTGGTAAGGCGTACTACCGATCCTCAGACTGTATATGTTACCTCTGAGCTGCATCGTGATGATGTGACGGACATCGAAGATTTCGATTATGTTCAGTTCCAGTACGGCATTGACCAGATCTCTCTGAAGGAGACTTTAGCTGTTGCTACTATGCTGGGTGATGATCGTCCTGAGAGTGACCCTGAGAAGATCTTCCCAGACAAGATCCGTCCTATCTGGACTGATGATGAACTGTATACAATTCACAAGGATATTGATTATGCTGCCATGGCTCAGGAACTTCAGGGCACCAATACTGCTCAGTATTTCGGTGAGAGCTTTATCTATGCAGAAGCTATGGTAACTGCTCTGCGTAAGGCTCGTAAGGATTTCCGTGGCACTGGTAAGTCTGATCTGTTTATCACTACTGATATGCATAACACCATGATTCTGGCAAGAGATCGTAACGGTCGCCGTATCTACGAGACTGATACTGAACTGGCTGCTGCTCTGGGTGTTGCCAATATCTATGAGGTTACTCAGTTCGAGGGCAAGGTTCGTACCGATGCTGACGGCGTTAAGCACAAACTGCACGCTATTTGCGTGAATATGGCCGACTATGGTTACGGTGCATCTAAAGGCGGCGATGTAACTCACTTCACTGATTTCGATATTAAGTTTAATCAGCTTCAGTCTCTTCTCGAGACCCGTAAGTCTGGTCAGCTTACCAGAATTAAGTCTGCCATCGTTATTGAGGAGAAAGAAGATACTACTGGCGCCTAATAATCACGGAGGAAATTCAAAATGGCGAAATTTTACGGACCAATCGGCTATGCTGTAACTGAAGAAACAGTGCCAGGTAATTGGGAAGAGAAGGTCACCGA